GTAGTATCAGAACGAGTACCCCAAAATACTTTTAATTTATTCATTTATCTTTTCCTTTTCCAATACTTTATTATTTTTGAATTTTTCTAAACTCTTGCTAAACTTAATAGCTAATAAAGAAAATGTTGACCATGTATGAATAAAATAATTACACTGCCCCATTAAAAATAAATCTATAGGAGCCTCATTATTTGTAATATCACTTACAATAAAACCCTCCAAATCTTTCGGTAATAAAATATCGGAAAATAAAAGAATTTTATAGTTAACCAATCCCCATTCTTTGATATTTTTTTGAGTTTCCTCTAAATATTTATTTATTGAAAAAAATAAATCTCCATTACAAAAATCTATGTAATCTCCTTGACGTATATGAACAGCTACCAAAGATTTATTTTCAAAAGTATTTATAATATTAGAAATTGCATAGGTATATATTTCTTTTAGTTTAAGATCATCAAATTTAGAATCATAAATGTTTTCTATAGAATCTACTTTTTGATCTTCCCAACCAACTTCTATAAAAGATTCTTTATTAGATTCAAAAAAATCTTCATTACAAAATACATCTTTTTCTTCTCCTTTAAAATAAGATAAGCTACTTTCAAAGAAAGGAGCATAAATCTTATCTATTTTATCACAAATATTATAAATATGATAAAGTAAAAATAATTGATTACCTAATCTTCCGGGGTAAGAAATATAAAAATTATTCATGAAAACAAATCCATACTCTTCTCAACCAATGCCAAACACCATCAATATAACAATAACGATGTTCAGAATTAGTTGGTTCCCAATCAAATAAATGACGCCCATAATTCAAACTTTTTTCAATTTTCTTCTCAAACTTAAAACCGTTATCTTTAATTAACCTTTCTATAAAAGCTTCAGATAATGCACTTCCTATATTTGTAAAAGCTTGATCAGGCCCATTCTCACTAAATTGAGTCTTAAAATAAGGGTCATTAGAATCTGATACAATAGCTTCAAGAAACATATTTGTACAACTAGAAAAACAATTCTTCATAAAAAATTCAGTTTCTTTTAAATGATAAAGTATACCTGTATTTAAAATAAAATCAAAATCTTTTTCAAACGGCCATTCTTTATTAAGATCACAAACCACCTTTTGTAGAGTGGGGTATCTTTCTTCAGCTACTTTTATATGTTCCTCTCTAGCATCAGTAATAGTTACTTTTGCCCCTAAATCTTGAAACATATTTCCTAAATCTCCATACCCACATCCTAATTCCAAGACCTTCTTATCTTTAAACCAATCCTTATCAAAATGATTAATAATAGCATTAAATCTATTTTTTCGTAATTCTATATATTGATCTCCATCAAATACCCCCATAATAACTCCTTTATTCTCTTTTCATATAAAAATCATCTTGACTTTGAGCTAAAACCAATTCATAACCATTTTGTTCTAAAATTCTCTTTATATTATTTCTGTTCTCTTCTCCTTCACAATAACTATTATGTTCTGCACAAATAACTTTAAAACTATATTCATTAAACGGAAAAGAATTAAGTATAGGAAATTCTTGCCCTTCTACATCAATAGATAAAAAATCAATTTCCTTTGGGCAACTAAATTTATCTAATATCTTTGATAAAACCGTTGTAGTTAGTTTTATCTTATTATTTTTAATATTTTGTTGTAACCAATAACTAGGAACTTCTTCTAATATACCACTTACTTCTCCAGCTAGTAAAAAATCTACTTCTACCCCCTCAAATTCTCCGCATAATTCATTAGATATAAAACACTTCCTATTATTAATTATACTTTCATAAAAATCAGGGTATGGTTCAATTAATAATCCTTTCCAATCTAAAAACTTTTCAAAATAATATGAATTACTAAGATTAACCCCATTTCCTGCTCCCAATTCTACAAAAAATCCCTCTCTTTTACCATCTAATAAATAAAGAATAGTAGCATCTTGACCATATTGAGACATCATTTTTTCTCTTACCATTTTTGTCTTCCTTTTATACAAATTCTATTGGATCAACTTCTCCTCTATATTTAGCAGGATTCCCATACCACTTTGTACCAGAAGGTATATTCCTTGTAACTACAGAACCCACTCCTACTACAGAATTTTCTCCTATAATTAAACCTGGAAGAACAAGTACCCCTATACCAATTCTAGCCCCATGTTTAATAGTATAACCTTTGGGAACAAATTCTTTTAAATGTCGGCGTTGGTGAAGCATGTCTGGATCATTGGCTCCACAAAACATAGGAGCTATAAACACTTTATCTTCAATAACTGCTCCCTTTGTAATATGACATTGAGCATGAATTAAACAATCATCTCCTACGGTACAATCACCCTCAAACACTGTAAGATGACCAACAACCGTCCTATTACCGATTTTTGTATTTGGACGCATTACTACATAATTACCTATAAAACAATCATCCCCAATAATACAGTAATTTTCTATTATAGCGGTTTTGCTGACAACTGTATTTTTACCTATTTTTATCATAACTATATTACCTTCTCAAATATAGCAAAGCCGTTTCTTAATTCCCAATTTTCTTTAGTTAATTGATAACTTTTATCTTTAGCTAAGTATTGATAAGAATTATAGTTTTTAAAGGAGTTTATATCATCTAAAACAATAATCTTAGAACCAATTATTTTCTGTAATTCCACAAATCCAGTAAATTCAGATCCATCAATAAGAACTAAATCAAAGGTATCTAATCCATTTGGTAAATAACTGTAACTCTCTTTTATATAGTCTATCCCTCCCACTTCAATTATATTATCATCAATATAATCTAAATCTTGTTTTAACCAACGTAAAACCTCTTCTAAAGGATATTTATTTAAAACAGTACTAACATTGTGATAAAAATGAGTAACTTCTTGTATAGAAGGATATTCAAAAGGAACTATAGATGCCATATTAAAACACATCATATTACAATCTTCCTTTTCAGGGTAGTTCTCTAATAACTTATCAAACCTAGTCTCTGATACTTCTAAACAAAAAAGATAAACTTCTTTTCTTCCCGTGATTCCTTTATAAAAAGCAGCGGTACTACCTTCTCCACTAGATGAACCAATTTCTAAAATAGTCTTTACATCCGGTCTGGACGCTAATTGTTCAATAATGAAAGCCAATTCATCTTCTATTATTTCTGGTTTAATTAAATTGTTTAATTCTGATTCATTCATAATAACCCCGCTTTTTCAATTAATTCATGAGTTCTAAATTTATAACTACCCCAACAATGAATCCAATTGGCTCTAACAAGACTATTATCAATTAACTTAGTAAAATAAGGATTCCCATCAATCCAAGTTATTTTTTTAGTAAGGTTTCCCCACATAGGAACAGAAGAAGGCTCCATTACAAATTTATCCTCTCCCATATGAATATTAGTATCAAATATACCATCTATCGGTACACCATCTATTTCTTCTGATAAAAGATTAGCTACTTTCCATTTACCAGATTGAAACATCATAGACCAAACGGTCATATCATTTAATAGTAAACCACCCCATAATAACTTTTGTTTTAGCAACTCTGGTTCTTTACCAAACAATTCTTTTATAGTATTAATACCAGCTTCTAAACATTCTATATTATGAATAGAATAAGCCCCTGTAGTTCTAATATTATCATATATTGGAACGGTAAAATCATATGAAAGAAAAGGCTTATATACTTTATTAAGATCAGAAAAAACCATTATATCATTATCTAAAGGAAATATGGGCCAAGTTAAATCATCTCTAGATTTAACAAAATCATATACAGCAAATTGTCGTAATAAACATAACATTTCCCATCTGTTTAACATATATGGATTTGCCTTTAACATTTCTCTTCCAGTATAAGAACAACTAGAGTAAGGAATATAGTTTTCACAATCTATTGGTATATCAGAAATACACCAAACCCTACAACCACTTCTAGCTTCATCTGCTTTAATAGTATCTTCCCCCCCTTTATAATACTGAGCAGAATGAATTCCTTTAGTAATATTAACCAGTATAATTTCCATGTTATTACTCTCTAAACAAAAGTTTACCAAGATTATCTTCATCCCAAATAGCAGTTATAGTTCCTTTCTTAGTCCAAGGAAGATAATCAAATAAATCTACTTCTTCAGAAGCTTTCTGTAATTTCTTCCATAATTTTACAGCATCTTTATATCCATAATAACTCTCTTTAAATTCCATTTCTTTTTGTATAGAATAAGCAAAGTGTTGAAAATTAATACCTCTCTCCATAGTATCTTGACGAGAAAAGACATATTTTCTAACTTGATCTATTCCATTCTTATCAACCAAAGTAGGAGGTTCATGATATTTCCATTTAAATCCCTTTTTAAATCTAAAAACTCTCAACCAATCTTCTGACATTGTAGCCCATGTATTTAAAGTTTGGATATATCGTCTTGGACCAATAAAATAATAACAATAAATATAAGCCCCCATTTTTTCAGGATGCTCAGTAAACATGTCTACCATATTACAAATATTAGGAACATCCCAAAATTCGTCTACGTCAACTTGCCATAAAATACACTCTTCCGGTAAATTAGAAATAGGAGCATTTACCATTTCTAATTTACCGTCCCAAATACCGTCTTTCCAATATACACTAACATTGGAAGGATATTCTTCAGCTAACTTTTCTAGATAAGAATGAGTACCATCTACACTTACCCCTTTATCAAAAAAACAAGGTAATATTTTTCCTCCTGTTGAAATAGACCAAGCAGTATCATACTTCAAATCTGCAATACCTTCTACTATATGCCAATGCCATTCAAAAGGTAGTTTTTTGAAAATTTCAATATGATAATCTATAAAAGGCTTACCATTTAACACGATAGTAAAAAAGTGTACTGGAACAGAGGGTTTTATAGGAAAAAGCTTGTTTTTCTTCTGGGCAATTTCGTGTTTTTCTGCTCCTACCTGTATATTACCCTTCTCTACTTTTTCCGTATTTTCTACGTGTTCAAATTCCCAATCTATACTAGCTGCCAAATTCGATCTTCCTAAATACCACGCTTTTGGTAAACGTTTGAATGTTCTTCTCCCAATCGCTAAATTCAATTCATTTACCAAATGAGCAAAACAACTATCACAACAATAAATCCACTTAGCTTTTTCAATAACTCGTATCCAATCCCAAATATTATAATTATTCATTATTTTAAATTCAATACAAAAATCTTCAACTCCCAAATCAACTTTTCCTTTGGAACTTATTGAATGAGAAAAAACATATTGTCCTTCTTCATTTTGTAATCCCAATTCATTAAAAAGTTGAAGTTCTTTTTCATAATTACGGGTTATTTGGAGATTAAATCTTTCTTCAAAAGGTATTTTAGCTTCTTTATATTTCCATTGATCAAAAGGTAACTTACTTTCAATCCACTCTTTTTCATTTCTGCCAAATCCTATTCCTAAATCAAGAATTTCAGTTATACCCTCATATTTTAATTTAGTTATAGAACGTTCATAAGACTTATCAATACCATCACCAATATCAATAACTTCTACATATGGAACATTATTAAATAAAGATAAATATTCAGATACTACCGGCCAAACAATATTATAACCTCTATCATAATACCATTTAGCTATTGGTAAAACAATAATAATATCCCCGATTCGGCCTGGTTGAACTATACCCATTGTTTTTCTATCTCTCAAATTTTCCGTAACAGTGAATATTTTCATCCAATTAGTATTCGCCCGAAAGGGAAAAGCTATATTTGACTTTTCTAATTGGTTATTATTAAATTTGGAGCCTTTATCATCTGGACGCCATTGTTGCTCATGTAATACATGATAAATTTCTCCATATCTTAATTCTACGTTTTCATAACCAAATCTTTTCCATAACCAAACTACCATACCATCATCCCAACAAGCTGAACCAACTACCATATCTTTCAAATCTTTTATGATAATATCAATAATATCTGCAGAAGCAATAAAACCATCTTTACCTACATAAGTTTGACTTCTCTTTTTTAATTTATGTATGGGGTCTGTGTCTTTTCCATCTAATTCAAACCTATGGTGAAAAACAACTTTTTTACCTTTACTGGGAAGTAGATTTTTGATATTATTGCCTAAAGGTAAAATTATATCAGAATTAAAATACCCATAATATTCTTCATCTGGAAAATACTTTCTTAACTTTTTTAAAATATCTATGATAAAAGGAGTGGTATTTTTTGTAATACCAACACTTAATCCATTAATAGGAGTAAATATTTGATGACAAACTCCTCTACCTGGAGGAACAGTTGTTTCATCTGTTATTATAAAAACTGTTTCTGGATATATCCAAGAATTTATTGCCCGGTCTATTCTATCTCCTCCATTATAATAAGGAATAGCTATTTTTACATTAGAACATGACGAAAGTTCTCTATTAACAATAGAAGGATATTTGATAATGGGCGGTATGGAAGATTGTTTTTTAATAGAAGGAAAATTTATTTGTTCTTGTTTTATATATTCTTTCTTTTTATCACCTTCTTCTAAAGTAGATATTTTTGAAATATTTATAAAATTAGTGGCTTCAAGAACAGTCCTATTACACTTTTTATCAATACATAAAAGATAATATTTTTCTTCATTTCTCCATATTACTTCTTTCCCACAAACCTTACACTTTACACATAAAAGTTTATTTTTATATTCCTCAGATAATACTACTTTTCCTACAGTACCCCCGCATCTTTGACATAAAAAAGTAGTAGGAACATTTAAATTTCCTCTTATTATCCTCCCACACTTTTCGCAAACAATAGAAAAAGGAGCCATTATTTACCCTTTCTATTCTTTATTTGAATAGGTCCAGGAGGTAAAACTTTTTTTATAACTTTATCTGTTTTTCCATTCAATTTTGTATCTTTACCATTACTAACTGTAGGTTCAGATACTAACCAAATAAAACCTTTTGAATTTTGTCCAAAAAAGGATTCTTTTGCCTCTATTACTTTTGGCTCTTCAATACTACCTTCATAATCTGGTTTGATTGAAACTTTAGAATCAAAAGAAATATCAAGACAACCACAAGCTTGACAAACTATTGATATACGAGTTGGAATAGAAAAGGGGGTTTCTTTACCACAATTTTTACATATAAATTTTGATCTCATTTTGTTATTACCTCCGTTTGTTTAATAAGTTTTACATCTTTACTATTACAATAAATACAAAAAGGAGATATTTTACCTACATACAAAAAAGTCTTTTTGCATTTATTACAAACAAAATTATTAATTTCTCTTTTTGGATTAATCATATTGCCCTCGCAATATTCTCCATTAAAATAAGGGTGGGTTGGTGAAGGTTTAGGGAGGGCATCCAAACCCTTTTATTCACCAACCCCATAATTGCAAGAACGGAGTAACTTGCAATTATCCCTTAACTATATTTTAAGAACCTGTCAATGCTCTTACCAACCCGTTACCAAGGCCAACCTTCATTGCCCATCTTTGATAAAGTTTATAACGGGTACGGTTAGTTGTCCACAGACCATAAGGATCAACAGACAAAGCAGCCGAATCCAACCTTCTACCTACCGCAAAGTACCGTAAGTTACCAAAGGCAAGGAACGCTGTGTTAGTTCCTGTGGTAGAGGGCATTTTGATGACTTCTGAATATGGATACCCCATAATTGTACCGGACATGGGTGATCCAACTGTTTCAAAGAAAACAGGTCTATTCTGATCATCTTTCAAAGTTCTGACATAGTGGACTATCTCACCATTCATCCAGAACCTGGCACCCTGTTTCTTCATACCGTCAAGCTTGGATATCATTTCAGAAAGTTCTGTAAAGGTAATATCAGAAAAAGCTGTTCCAGCTATTGATACACTATACCCTGCTCCAGATGCTCCCAAAATACCAAAGAAAGGAGTACCTGTACCATTAAAAGCCTGGTTATCTAATTCCTGACCAGCCGATTCAGCCATATTCTCTGTTAACCAAGAAACTATATCAGAACGGGCATCTGCTAATGTGGCATTCTTTACCACTGTATAAGCAGAAAGTTCATTGGCATCCAACTCAACTTCTGTAATACCAGGGTCAGACTGGCTAGTAGTATTTCCCCAACTTACTGTAGCAGAGGCATTTTCAGCAGGGAAGGACTGCTTATCTGACGTCATAGGCCATACTCTTGCATATTGAAGAACAACAGAAGATTCTCTTGCGAAGGCAAGAATTTCTGTTTCTACAATATCAGGAAGAGGAAAAATATTTCCTGTATCACCGACAGCTGTTTTTACTCCATATGTTCTTCGGAACAATTCTCTTGCCTCTGGTTCTTGGAACACGGCAGAACGAAGGAACAAAGCATAATATTTTGCCAGTTCTACTCTGGTTTTCTCATCGATGATATGGCTGGGGTGAATAAACTTGTCTGTAAGACGTTTACCCTGACAAGCCAAATCATAGTTACCCAAAAATGCTTTTGTTTCATCAACTTCTTCAGGAGCCTTGGGAAGTCCTCCACCGGCAATAGGAAATCCTTTTTCTTGTGCTTTTTTGAAAGCCTCTAAGCTTTCTTTCATAGTATCTACTGTACCACGAATATCCCCAGCCATATCTCTAACCAGACCAGTTAATTCTGCTACAGGGTCTACCGGCTGAATAGGTGCAGGGGTATCTTCTCCCAACGTAAATTTTTCTATAGAAGCATCGGAAATCTGGGCCTCTGTAGCCAAAACAAGAGAACCACTTTCTGTTTTTACATATATCTTTTTCATAACAAAACTCCTTTAAATTTTTATTTGTTTTATTGAATCAACTGCTGTTCTTAGTTCTTCCAAAGCAGAACCAAGACTCTTTACTGTCTCAGAATTAATCTGAGGTTTTACTTTATCAGAAACATTGCTCTTTTCAAAAGCTGTTCCTAATATTACATCTGTAGCACTTACTTTTTGTACATTGGTTTTAACCTGTAAATTAGTTAGGCTACTTTTTATCTCTTCAGTCATTGTCTTAAAAGACTGACTGATATTTTCTTGAATGGTTTTTAAAAATATATCTAAATACTCTTTCAAAGTGGTATAACTCTCTTCAATAGGATCAATCTCTTTTGGTTTTAGTTTAGGTTTTGAACGACAACCTATTTCATCTTCCTCAACTTCTTCTACTTCTTTATTTTCAATTTTATCAGAAACTTGAACCATAAAAGGAGTAGTTTCATCTTCAAACTCTACCCCTTTTGATTCTATCTCTTCTAATATATCATCTTTATTCTCTGGATCAGGCATTATTTCTTCTCCAGTAATACACTTTATCAAAGAAGAAGGTTTAAAATTCTTACCTGTAAAACTCTTTAAAGCATTCTGAAGTGCATTAGGATTACAAGGAACAGCACAGCCGGAAAGTTCAAGAAGTTCCTGATCAATAAATTCTCTTCCATACCTTCTTATATTCTCTTTTTCGTCATCTGGAATTTCGTTCCATTTAAAAGGAATAAAACCAACAGAAGAAGCGTTAATAATTTTTTCTCCATAAAGATTAAGAATCATATCTGCAAAAGGATAAAGGCCAGCAGTAGGATATTTCAAATGAAATTCCATAACAGCAGGGTCTTTTCTTTTTATAACTTTTTCAGCACGAGCCAACGGAACAGAACTATAGTTATGAGACCATAAAAAGACTGGATTATTTTTATAATTTTTTAAATCCCAACCAGATAAACGAATAATGTCTCCATCTCTGTCCTTAGTTTCATCCGTTCCTATCATAATCATGGTTCTTTTTTCTAAATCAACTCCCTTAACAACTCCTAAAAAATCCATTCCATAAACTTCTTTATCTTGAAATTTTACATGAGAACCATCTTTATTTAACAATATTTTTGCCATGATTAATCCTCCTTAATTTAAATAATGGGTTCCCGGAATTACTATTTCCACACACCGACATTGAATAATTTGGTGAGCAGGACCAGAATAATCCCCAGGATGTCGTAAAGATGTTCCATCAGAAAAAACCCAAAATGTTCCAACTTTTATTTTCTTACCATGCATTGCTTTATGTTGATCTCTTACTTTTTCATCTAAAGCAGTAAACCATTCCTTTTCTTTAAAACCTGATCTATTAATAGCAATAGCTCTACCCTCATTTGCAGCCCCAATTATTTCAGTACGGGCTATTACTAAAGCTCTTGACTTAGCTACATCAAAAACATTACGTATTCTATCAGCTATTTTATCAATGGATTCTCCTATTTGATATGATTCTACCAATTCCTTTTGAATTTGATTTTTTATGGTTTGAATAACTCCCACTATTTTCAATTGTTTAGTTGCTAAAAAAGAAATTGCTTCAGGGTCAGACCAACCAAAAGCAATAGATGATCCAATTTCTTCAATAAGAGTAGTTACCCCCAACATAATGGCATTCTTATACAAAGGGTCAGTATAATCAATAATATTTTTTCTTGCTTCTTCAAATAAATCTTCTTCTAAATCCTTTGGTGTCTTTTTTTGACGGAAAAGTAACTCTAAAGATTTCTTTCGCATTTCAAAAAATATTCTTGATATTTTACTTTGAAATTGACTCTCTAAAGGAGAAACTTGATGTATAAATCCCTCCCAAATAGCTATATTACGACTTTCATCCTTATCTAATACTTTTATTTCAGATTCTACTCCAGAAAGCAATGCTTTAGGAGCACTTTCCTGTATCTTCCCAACCTCTTCTACAGGCACTAAATTAACAGGCATATACCAAGTGGTTCTCCACGGTTTATTATCAAATCCAAAATCAAGCCTTCTATTAACTTCATCCGCAGTAAAACCCATTTGCCAAAGTTTATAACCAGTTTCTACTTTATCCTTCAAAGCTTCTTTTAACGCAGCTACTTGACCAGTATCAAAATCTTCTACTAATTCTCTTTTAGGATGCAAAGTAAAAGATAAAGCAGAAGTCATCATTTTCAAAATAGGGATGTTGGTACCTTCCCACCATTCTTTTCTTTCTTCCCTGGCAGTAGCATAATTTACTTTTTCTACAACACTAATAATAGATTTCTTCATTCCAAATATTTGATAAATACGTTCTGAAGCCATTTTCCTTAAATCCCCAAATTGCATATCCTTTTGGGTTAATCCTGTTTGAACATATTTTAAACCTTGTTCTAATACAGCTAATCTATGTCCTCTTTTATATCCCACATGTTCCGATTGAAATTGTTCCTTTGTCCTAGTAAATTGAGTATTCCCTAATTTTTGTTCTGTATAAAGAATACCTCCTGGAACAGCCCCATTTTCAAAAAAGGTTTCTGTGTATACTCCTGCCTTATAATCAACAATAATATTTTTTCTACCTGCTTCTAAAGGAGATAGACCTTCAAATGGATTATATGGATTAAAAAAATAAATGTTAGATACTTCGGAATAATCTAAAAGTATACTCCCAATAGGAACTTCATTACCAGAAAATCCCTTTGAATTATAATACCAACCTAAAAGATTGCCTGTCATTTTATCTACTACAGGCTTCATATATTTTTTTGGTGCTATCCACATAGACAAAGGAACTTCTAAACCAGGTGGAAAAGGTATTACAAAAACCTGACCATCTAAAAAAAGATGGGTTACTATAGCTTCAATAAAAGTATATCTATCAATTATATAATTCGGTCTATTCCAAAGTAACTGCCACTGGTCTGTTAAAGGTAAGGGTTTTTTATCTCCAGATTGATTATTAATTATTTTAGCAGTATAAATAGGTACTTGAGAAATTGCTCGTGCTGTAGTAGAAATACAAATATAACAAAGATCAGATTTTTTGTAAGGTTCTACCATTACATCATCACTATCACCAATTTGACCTCCCAATTTATTTCTAAGAAAATAAGCATCAATAGAATTTTTTGATATGATATTCTTTCTTAACAAATCTAATCTAGTAGCCATTTATATTTCTCTCTTTAAAATCATATTTGATAATATACTAAACAAACACTCTTAATATCTATACTAAAATTATCTTTATCGAATTATAATATACATTCTTTTCTTTTATCGCTTGTTTTTCTCAATATCAAAATATTTTATTTCTATATCATGGAGTTGTTACCTTAACAAGATTAAATAGTATATTGACCATTCCAATTAAAGCAGCAGTTCCAACTACTCCAACCATACCATACATTAAATTCTTTACTGTAGTTAGTGTTTCCAACATTTTAGCCGTACATGCAATCAATCCCTCTTTACCATGTACTTCTTGTTCAAGTGTAGCTATCCGTTCTTGTGTCCCTTCGTGTAGCTGACAAGTTGAATTGCAGTGTCCTTCTGTCATTTGACTAATCCCTCCCTTTAATTTAATATCTTCCATCGTTCTCGCGGTCGGGCAACCTGTTCCCTTTCCAGTGGGTGTTCGCGCACCCTGCCCGGCCTCTCACCTTACCGAACCACCAGACATCGTAACTCCTGAAAGTGTCACTGGTGCGGCTTCCGGTATCGTGTATGGTTCTTCCGTTGTTATCACAAGCTCATCTATCCACATTGTTTGAGTTATCGGAGAACCATCGCCTATCCACGGGCTTAAAACCACCTTGTCCCATTTTTTTGTAGCGTCCTGATTTGTACGATATACCACATGAGAATTATTCATGACCTTTGTGCCGTTGACCCAAACATACATAAGGCCATCAGCATTGCCGATATTGGATGTAATCGTGTTCATTTTATAATATGCTTCGTAATGTACCCATTCGTTTTTTGGTATGGTGTCGGTTGTTTCTACGTATAGATTGGCCGAATACCAGTTCCCGCCCCCTGCGTCATAACATATTCCCGTTCCGCAATCGGCCCCGCTTTTACAGCCATTGCAATAAGCCGCACTCCGCGTTTCTGTTGTCGCTGTAAGATCATTGGGGGGTGTGCCACTTCCGGTATTTACCCGCAACGAATCTTGAATACCTGTTGCTGGTCTAATTGTGTAAGGGCTTCCAATATCGGAAATGACTTCTAAGTACGTGTTTAAATAGTTAGAAGCAAGTCCACAATATTCATCGTCAAGATCGGAAGGGAAGGTAATTAAGTGCGGGTGATAGGCTTGCTGTGACCCCCTCCACGTTGATTCAAACTTGAAGTATACAGAAACATATAGGCTATCTGTTGCGGTGAGAGCATGATACATGGCCTGTCCGTTAGCCGGAATAGTACCCGAAGCCGTCCACGCCCATTGCATACAATTATTCGATTGACCACCGCTTACATTACTTCCTTGTGATGTTTGATTATACCAACCACGGGCTTCATACGATACATCATCAAAATGCTCTGTGAGTAGCGTAGCACTTTGACAGGTAAATGATATAAAAAAGAGCAATATTACTATTATGCATATCATTGTATGCTAACCCCGTTGAATGACACGCCTGTATGTGTAGCCGTAGCTGCCGGGGGTTCTTCGCCACTTAAATTATACGCCGATGATGTTTCCTGCTTGTTGTTGGTGACAAATAGATAATAAGGCTCAGATAGCCCCGATAGGTCTGCCGTGACAAGAGTTTCCGTGTCACCTATCGTCTGTAAGGTCTGAGTAACACAGGTCGCTCCTGAATACGTTGCACTGTCGCAGATTTCAACTTTTGTCCACGGATATATCCTGCTGGTACTTATCACCTGTGCATCCATCCACATTGTTAGTGATGTTGATGTTTGTCCAGATACGTTAGGAGTACCCCATTCCATAGCAGCGATTGTTCCACTATCGGTAAGGTCTGTGCTGTCCAGCTTTTCTACCCCATCCCACCAAATAGAATACCGAGCAGGATTAGACCGTTTAAAGCGCACTTCCCAATGATGCCATTCCAGTGACCCGTTATCAACCGTTACACCGCCAGACAACCCGCTTCCATGCTGGTATCTAAACCCTGTCAATGGATTACTGCTTCCTATAATCGGCTGAAAGTAAAACTGTTGAGGGCCGTCTGACAATAAAAACTTGAGGTATTGGCTTGGATAATCTGACCAGTCATAACGTACATAACCAGATAAATATATATCTCCTTGCGCTCCGCCCCATGTATCTGAATCCTGATAGAGCGTGATATGTCCACACGATTGAGAGTCTTCGGGGCAATTTGAACTATTTACGATCTTAACGGAATGGCTACCATGAACAGCGGTAGAGTCGTAGGCTATTGTCCCTGTTCCGCCACCGAACCATGTCCAGTTATCGGCATTATATGAGTACGCATCTGCAAGGGCAGAAGCAGCCTCAAAACTTGCATGTTCTGAGGTATCCAACCAGTTTGTTGTTGCTAAATCCATCATCGTTGTCCCGGTAATGGTCAATGTCTGTCCTGCCGATACTGTCCCTGTGACATTCGTAACGGCTGGCGTGGTAGCAAAACACAGAGAAGGAATTAGAGAAAGCAGTATCCAGACGTATTTCACTTAACACCCCATGCCGAGAATAAACCGTCATCTCCTGAATCATTTAATGTTACTGGATCAGGAGGGCTGGCATAAGAGCCAGACCCGTCATAAAAAATATTATTCCCAGCCGAAGTAGTCCACGCAGGCCAGTAACAAGCATCTACATCACAGGACATGGCAAGGATATAGGTTGTCCCTTTCGTGATGGTTGGGGCTGAAGCAAAAGAAAACACGGTCGAACCGGCTGGATCGCCACTTTCATTCGTAGCTACCGCATTAGTAGTGGCTATTATGGCCCTTGTGGAGCCGTTGAGTAAGAACCATTTTACGTTGCCCACAGCATGTCCAGCGCCTCTCACGGTTATACTGGCCATTGTAGTGGTAGTACAGGTT